TGCGGATCCGTAAAGGCAGTTCATTCCACGGCCTGGCCCTGAATGTGGCCATGGATCTCAGCCCCTTCCAGCGTATCAACCCTTGCGGTTACGCCGGTATGCAGATGGCGCAGGTCAGCGCGCTGGCACCCGGTGTTGGCATAGAAGACGTACACCCAGTCCTGGTACAGGAATTTGTTCATTTACTCGGCTACCCGAAGGTCGAGCTTCGTAACTGGAATGTAAACGAATATCTATAATTATTCATACTATTCAATAGGTTAAATGTAAAATCACGTACTTCTATTACACTGAAAAACCACCATTTCGCACCTAATAAAATCAAATAGTTGCATGGTGGTTTTTTATTAACCAAAATTGATTTATCAGCCTAAATTACCTCAGAGTCTATATGGCCAGCCTCACTATTAATGGTCACAAGATCTTTTTTCTAACAGAAAATGATCGATATCCGAAACCGAGGGGGGATAGCGCGGAGATGTTTGCTATCCGCGAAGATGAAGAGAAACAGCACTGGCTTTATATCTTACATAATCGACGCTGGCCGCTTGTCTCTGAAACACCTTTTTCAACACAGGGTGAAGCGATAGAGGCAGCGTTAGCATTCGACATAGCTGTACTCTATAAAAAATAGCCGGGGTCCATCCCGGCATCGCATTACATCCCCAGTCTCGACACAAGAATCGCATCAGACTCATCAGCGGTATGCAGGCAGAGAACGTCTTGAAACGCCCCATAGCACGCACCGACCGCACTAGCAGTTTGAGTCCCACCGATCAGCAACGGCGCTGTATTGCCGACCAGGCTCGCCAACTTACCAGTCACTGACGGGATTGATGGCTTCAACAGCGTCCCTTTCTCGTACCCTTCTATCACACCAGACGAAACCTTAAACAGACCAGCTGACGGGATGTAATCGGCATACACTGTTGTCGCAACATAAAGAGCGTTGCCATTCCCCGCTGGCCACCCGTTATCACGCGTCCCATAGCGCCATGCTTCCGTAGTGCCCTGACCATTAGTTATCTGCGTGCGCAAGTATGCCAACGGCAAATTGTTAATGTTATATCCGGCAGTGATCCCATTGTTATCGGCCCTATCCAAGTCACTCATTCGTCCGGAAAGCAGATACGACTTTCCTTTTTGGATGATTTGGTTCGTGCGGCTCTTCAGGAACCAACCACCTGCCGAAGAAACTTTTATAATCACAGCATGTGATGCTGCATCGTAAATCATGGGAAACTGGGGATCTGGAGTGCCTTGGGAACCCGCTAACAAGTCACCACTTGCGCCAAGCATGTTATAGACAGTCTGGACGTTTCCGAAACCATCAACTTTTATGCCAAACGCTGGAGCCGCACAAATCGTCGTACGTTCGTATATTGCGTTATTTAGCAGAAAATTAAAGCGAGCCAGACAACCCGCTTCATCAGGAATGTAACCACCATCCGCTACAACCCGCGATTTATACGCGTTGAACAATGCTTGTGGATCAAAAATTGAAGCAGACATATCAAGAGCTGTACGCCAGCCGCCATATGCTTTTCCCGTACTTGTTGCCGATGTCATTAAAATTCTCCTGTAAGCGGTAGACGGTCGAGGCATGCCCAGTTGAACATTGGGAATGGCTGACCGTTACGGGTGATCCAGCGTGATGTTTGTGTTGAGCTATCTCGAAGACAAACCAATGGGTAGACAAAGTCTTTGATGACCGGCACCGTGTTTGTAAAACCGATAAGCAAATGATCGGATATCGCCGGTGCATGATTTAGGGTTATGCGAATGGTGTTCTGCTTTATAACAGATACAGATTGAATCACCGCACTGCCATCCAGCAGGGAAAACCCCTGCCCTGGACAATCAGCAATCGTGGTTGTGTCAATCACCAACGGAAGATAAGGAACATCGAAAACGATATCGATCGTGCTACCGTTAACAGATAATGAGCGAGCCTTAAGCCCAGTCCATGTGCCTTTTTTCTCAGGGTCATACAGATGCCAGTAGATAGCCTGTGCGGCGTATTCACCTTGTAACACCTTCCCCGCAGCATTTAAGTGGCTCAGCGTTGCATCGTTATACAGCCAGTTCAGCGGATACTTAGGCCCGTAAATGATGGCCTTTGCCGCGTTCTGCCGCACGTAAGTTAACTGGTCTGTTGCCGCAACCGAATACGGCTGCACGACCACAGGCTCTCCGATGGGATTTCCCTGATCGTCTACCTGTTGGTTTTTTGTATTAACCCTGCTTCCGACCTGCCCAATCACCTCCGCGAAATTATCGGTCTGCCCCGTGATCCCTTTAAAATCCAATTGGAGGCCAGAAAAATAAGGCTTCATCTTCGCGAGATAATCGCCAGGATTTTGTGAGCTGCCGTTATCGTTGTCCGTCTCCCCATGCTCGAGCGTCATAAATTTGAAGGTATATCGTTTCCCTACCCCATTGGCCGCATTTTTCCCAAGCTGGACGAAATCTAGTCCGTTTTGATAAGGAATCGTCCCTTTGCTTATTTCTACGAACGATCGACCACCGGCGGCAAATGGCGCGTGAATGAAGACCTGGTTTCCGGGTTTTTTATGAAGCATCGCGTAATACATCGGCAAAACATTGCCCTGTCTATATGAGGGATACTGCGCATCGTTGAGAGTGGATAGGTCAGATAGACTAACAGGATCCATACCACCACCTTCAGGCCTGCCATTTGCCCCGGCAAGAACTCGGCCACGAAAGACAGGATCACGGTTAACAATGTTAATTCCCGCGCCATCTTTCGGTGCGTTGAGTGATTGCCCCCCCGTCCCACCTCCGTGCGCTTCTTCCGCATCGATAGGCATTTCGCGAATTGATGGCTCGTACTTCACTCCATAGCCAGAAACTGCTTCCCCACCTGGCACATAGCTGAAAATAAAGCCTGCCGATGTCATCTTTTGAGCAGTGAGAACAGGACGTTCTGACCACACGACACTGCCACGCCATGCCGCTGCTGGTATACCGTTAACCGTTTTAATTGAGGCTAGCGACTCACCGAGGTTGTCCTGGAGTGGGCCATCAATTCCGGGGATGTGTACACCACCATCATCATCAATTGCAAACAGAGCGGTTTTTAGGTCTTTGGCAAAAAGAACATGCTGGAAACCAACGATACGCCGCGAAAAATTCGTCGAGCAAATTGTATCTAGGCGGTCTTGCAATACGTCATCCATTCCAACAATGCGCATATTCCCATCGTCATCAATGGTAATTAGGCCTAACGACCCTGTTTTATCAACGAGAACATGCTGATAACCACGATAACGGTTAGCGATGTTCTTCGGGATTAATTGCTCAACATAATCTTGAATAGATGATTTCAGCCCCGCAAGCCACAAGCCGAAGTCATTGTCGAGTGCCATGGCTGTTTCTGATGGGCCTCGTGCGCCTTCCACAGTCCATTGCCATTGTTCCGACTGATACTGGCGAAGTGCAGCAGTTCTTTTATTTGTTTCAATGAGGCTGACGACCAGCGAAATAACAGTTGCAGCAATTTCATCAACATATTTCCCGTTGCTCAGATAGCGGCCTGTTGGCGTCGCTACCCCATTGAGGTTCTCATATTCATCAACCCACTGCGTTGAAACAGTCGAGCGAACGGAAAAATAACGCCGTGTTTCAACTCCATCGGTAATGGCTTTCTGAGCTTCAGTTTCATCCGTATATGCACCAGAGCCAGATTGAGCTATACCTGCAGCAGCCTCCGATCTTTCTGCCGAGGCATCTGATTGCTTTGCCGCATTAATGGCAGTTAGTGAATTTTCTGACGAGATTTTTTCACTTAATGCTGCTGAGGCTGAGTTTTGCTCAGATATTGCAGCGTAAAACTTTGAACTTTCAGCTGATAATCCAGATGATGCAGCTGCATTTGAGGATGTATTTTCCGCCACCTGCATTTGCTGCAACAAGCGGGTCATTTCAGAGAGTAAATTTGGTCCCGGCAGAAAGGAAATAAGGTAATCATTAAGTGATGCTGATTGCCCCCCCTCTAATAATTGAATAGAACCTAAAATATCACTTTTACCATTAGGGTATAACGCTGCAACATCATACTCCCCTGGTAACAATTCGAATCTATAACTTCCATCACTGCCTGTAATTTGCGATGCATCAAGTTGGCGAAAAGTATTATTAGTATTCCCCCTTAACGTTACACCCAGGCGAACATCAGGGAATGGTTTTCCGTCCGGGGTCAGATAGACACCAGAAATAACGATCAATTCTGTCATGGCGATACTCTTGGTAGGTTAATACTTAATTGAACGAGAGGTTAGAAATAATCGACACCTTTCTTTTCTTCTTTCTTGGCTTTCGTCTTTTTATTACTCGTACTACGTATGTTGTCCACCAAATTAAAATCCATTGTCATGCCCTTCTGCGTAAGACTAAATGCTAGGGACTCGATCACCCAATCCCGATCTTCCACCTCACCAAATCCAAAGGTTGTTACCATGCTTTCCGCTGTTAATGGCAAATATTGCGGACGACAAGGCCCTGCCAGGGTCATCCGAAATTCGTTACGGTTTGCCTGCGTTGCACGAGATTTAACGCGATGATCGGCATGGGCTTTACTAGGCTGTGTGAAAGGGTTGGTTATATCCGGTCCGTCATGATCAACTTGTGCCGTTTTTGTTTTACCATCGGCCTCATCGAAGTAGTCCACGCCGACCTTATTTTTTTTCTTATCCCCGCTCGGACCTGTTGCTTTTCCTGTGCTTGCCCCACGATCACCACTTGAATAACTCCAGCTTGAGAGCATCGAGGGCGTTACTGTTACTGATGACATCGCCTTACCGCTGGCTGCGGCTGCGGCTGCTTGTTCCAGAAAAAGCCAATAGCCACCGCTGGGTTTGCTAATGGCGCTATAGTTACGGGCAATCCGCGTTAGCAGGGATGCATCGGACTCTCGAATCTGATCGATATGATCTACCAATATGGTGGCCAACTTATCGGTAACACGTGGTTTCAGACCATTATCCTGCGCCACAGTTTTCACAATGTCGCCAATTGTCATACTGTCCCAACTGCGTGTTTTTTGGCTTTGAACGTTGCCAGGCTGCTTTTCAGCATTCATCGGAGCCGCCGTTCCGTAAATAACGACTTTACGCGGTGGACCACTGCTGGAAACACGACTGACTACAAACCACCCTTTGTTAATCAGGTCACCATTAAAGCCAAGCGCCAACTGCAATCTGGCCCCCTTAGAGGGTAGCTTTAACGTTTCAGACATCAGCGTAATTTGCAGCTCATCCGCTTTTGCCGTGGCTCCGCCGTGATCAGTCAGGGTTATTTCTACCAGTCGCTCACGGATAGCCTCCGTTATATCCTTGCCTTCGGCTGTTACGCTAAATTCTGGCCGATACTCTACCGGGGTTGTCGTGTCCATAATCATTAATCCCACAATTGAACGGCTGATTCAGCAGCAGGCAGCGTTATATCAGGCAAAGTGATAACCACCCCGGCATCGAACACCGCGCCCAATGCCGCCAGGTCCTGATTGGCTTCAAGAACGGACACCACCGTTTCGGCCAGATTTTCCATGCCGTAATGCTCGGCACAAATTTCATCCAGTACATCACCATCACGGGTTTGATATATCGTCGGCATAATGTTTCATCGTCATTGAGTACGTTTTTTTTCGTGGGCCACCGCCGGGTAAAAACGATGGTGTGACATCACTAAAATCTGTGATCACCCACCAGCCCAACACGTCACCTACCCCGCTGACCAGTTGCTGAGGCTCAGCCTTATCGGCCAGGTCATACAGTGCATCAATAGAAGCGACGCCCTTCCTGAACAACGCATGGGCTTCACCTTCCATCTTCACGCTACGAGCCGATTTTCCGGTGTATTGAAGCAAGTCCGCTTTACCAATCCGCTCCTGCTCCCCCCAGCGCCAACTTGCTTCCCGTGAAATTTGGTTATACGTCGCCGAATCGATGGAAAACTCAAAATCCCCCAGCATCATCATGACGCGAGGTTCATCAGTCGTACGCCGGTCAGACATACCCTGTTCATACCCGCCGATGACCGTATTGATAATGTCAGACATTAACCAGCCTCCGGAATGTCATAGAGTGAGTTATTACCGTTGAAAATATCGTTGCGCCGGGCACTGCCGATCGCTTCATCCGCGACCTGTTTGGGGTCCTGATTTTCGGTGGCATAAACGTTAACGGTCATTTGTTGACGTCGGTTGTCGTTGACCTCTGGCTTATGTTGGGGTGCAGTATCAGCTTTGCTTAGCACGTCGGTTAAGGTTGGCCAGGTACCATTCTGATATTGAGCCGTGGAGGTTGCTCCAGCTATCGGTGGAGGATTTTCTCCTAACTTTTTTAATTCACTTAACGGATCAGCACTTCCCTCACCATCGATGGATAGCAATAACTTACCAGTAGTTTTTTCTTTAAACGCATCCGTTCTTCTACCCACAAACCCGGCGTCTTCCTCCTCACTGCGCCATTTATCCCTTAAGGCGTTAACCTTCTCTGGGTTGTCCAAGTTTTTGGAAAACCAATCTTCAAGCCCATCTTTTTTTGCATAAATCCGCGCAATTCCTAGCTCAGTATTTCCGCTCGCCAGCCCCTGAATAATTCGTTTTTTATTGTCAGTATCATCCGGCAAGAGCCATGACAGCTTTTGCGCCAAAGCATAGGCAATCTTCCCGACATAGATTAAGCCCTGGCCAAACCCGATAAGTTTTGGATACCACTCATTCTGCAGAGCATTACTGATTTTGGTGACACCGCCGTTCTTCAACCAGCCGCTCAGGTCATTGGCTACCTTGGTGACCTCTGGGGCCAGTTCGTTACCCAATGCACCGGCGATCTCCTCCGCACCGCTTGTCAGTACGGTTTGCAGGTTGCTGAATGCAATATTGCCCTTCAGTGCCCCATCAGCACCTTGTTGCGTTACCACGTTATAGCGCTTCTGCTCTTCCATGAGCTGCTGGTAAGATTTGCCGGTAGCACGCATATAAGTCAGGATTTTGTTGGCTTCCCCGCCCATCAGCATATCCACCGCCGAGGCTGCTTTCTGCTCATCCTGCATTTTCAGCGCACGCTCAAAAATCTTGGACATCTGCTGTTCATTGTTCAGCCCTTTGAACGACTTGCTGCCAAATCCCATCATCGAAAAAGCATCTTCCAGTGATGACATCTTGCCGAGGGCTTTATACTCACCAACCTTGTTTTTCAGTTCTTCGGCCAGGTCGCCAATATTTTCGCCGTTCATGCCCATCTGTTTCGCCATACTGTCCCAGGCGTTGTAGGTTTCAATGCCTACGCCGTAGTTTCTAGCCATACCGGCTTTCTCGGCTGTCTTACTGTTCAATGCTACGGGTGACAGCGTGGCACCAATAGCAGCTGCAGCCAGGCCACCGCCGCCCAATGCCATGCCGCCAGGGAAGGATTGACGGGCAATGTTTAGGGCCTTCCCGAAAGTCCCCCGACCCATTGAACCAAACCGCTTCAAACGCTCAGCTTTCTGCAGGTCACGATTAAGCGCCTCTTGTGCGGCTTCCGCCTTTTTGATTTCCCGCGTCACCCCGGCGTAATCTTTTTTCAGACCGCTGATATCCTTACCCGCCAGTTTGGTCTTTTTCATCTGATCAGCCAGATCGCGCTGTTGCTTTGTCAGTTTCTCTGACTGCTTCTCAACGGTCTTGATGCCTTTTTTTAACCCTTCCGTAGACCGTCCCCAACTGGCATCGATATTGCCGCCAAACGAGATGGATGCCTTAAGATTTTGGCTTATTGACCCCACGGGCGATATCCTCCACTTCCTCTATGACGAAGTTGTAAAATTCAGAAAAGGGCATGCTCAACCAATCGCTCATGGTGTAGTGCATACGCCGCCCGAGGAATCTCAGCGTTTTGCGGATTTCGGCTTCGGTCGTTTGGCGGGAGGTAGCAAAAAAACATTGAAGGCTTCCTCGAACTGGTTGTAATCAGCGGCCGTCAGCGAATAGATATCTTCAAGATTCATGTTGCAGAGGCTGGCGATCATCTTCGCCTCTTTCTCATAATCACTACCCGGACCTTTATTAAACTCGACACGATCCCGAACCTGAGGCTCTCGCATCGTAACGGTGGTCAGTTTGCTGCCATTTTCCAGCGTCAGCGGGCTGTAGAGGGTGATTTCGGTGGTCGTGCCTGGGAAGTTAGTCATCTGTTACTCCAAATAAAAAGCGGCCCGCAGGCCGCTGTCAGATTAAAGGCGAATTTTTGAAGAGATATTTCTCAACTGGTCGATACCGTTAACGCGTCGGATAAAGCGCTCAGTATCAATTTCGAATAATTCACGCCCGTCCTTGCTCTGCTTGTAATAGCGGAGCGCAATGTCTACGGTGATGGCGTTCTCACTCAGATTGTCCTTGCCACGCGCATCTGGGGTCACCGTGAAAACAAACCCTTCGATCTCTTCGATCGTCCCCATCGCCGTACCGTTACTGAGATACCCCTGGTAGGCAGTAAACCGACTTGTTGATCCACTGGTAAAACCAAACCGGGACAAGATATCAGTATCAATGCCATAAAATTTGACCTGGCAGGTTAACGCCTCCATGCCATCATCCACCGGCGTCGGCGCATCCTGTGCGCCTGTGCGCAAATCGCCCTTGACGATACTCAGCGCGGGCGGCGTAAACTCATGCGCCCCTTCAATGCGAATGCCTCCAGAAAAGAAGGTCCAGGCGCGTAATGTGTTTTTTGAACTCATGCTTCCAGCTCCTCAAGGGCATAGTTGTTATTAACGCGAACCCGCAGACTAATGCGTTCAGTCGGGGATTTCGGCCCAAAATCGTAGTTGATATAAATCACCCCTGACGCTAACGATTCTGCGGTATTCAGTTCTTCATCCAGCCAGGAACGACCGCCGAAAATGGCACGCAGCCCCACGAGCTGGCGCATGTAGGCGTTGATTGTGCCGATGATGTCATCCGCGTTATCTTTATCGAGAGGCCGATCAACGTAAGGCAACAGGGCTTCCTGAATGCTGTCTTCAATCACATCGGCGGTACGTCGGACCGACTCAAAGCGCCATTGCGGATCGGAGGTACACAGGCGGTTGCCCCAGTGTTTGAAGCCATCACGGCGAATAATGGTGCTGACGTTTTCCATGTTGAGCAGGTTGGCCTGACAGTTAGGCTCTCCCAGAATGAACTCATCAACCTGTTCAACGCCGAGGATGTTGGCAATATCCTGGTTTGACTTGCTCCACCACCAACCTTTCTCGACGTCAATACGTGCACGCAGTCCAGCAGCCCGTGCCGAGTAAGGGCGAAACACAATCTCACCAGCTGCATTGGCAACGGATACACGTGGGCGCAGAAGCTCCGTGCGGGCACCGTACATTTGCCGACGCTGGACAACCTCTTGCGCCGTCGCCATCGACGTACAATCCACATAGTCCACTGCACGTAATTTGTTGGCCGCTGTTTCTAATGCCTTACCTACCGCATCATCTTCACTGAAACCGGTAGCAACCAGGATGCGCGGCTTATAGCCGGTGACAGATTCACTTTTCGACCATGCATCAATCCCACCCAGAATGGCCGCGCGTTGTTTGGCGGTTTCCGTTTCCTCTTCAACGCGAACCACAATCACAAGTCCCGTGGTTTGATCATTAATATCAACCATCGCCGCTTTCAGTGATCCGGCAACCCCAAGCTTGCTGACCTGTGAACTGCCAATGACCGCTACCGGCGTGTTAAGTGGAAACGGCTCATCTTCGCCCCCACTTAACAATACGGAGAACGGCGAGACAATGCCGACCGCTGTCGTTTCCTCTACCTTAATCGCTGAGGTGGCCACTGCTTTCACCGCTGTAGCTACCTCTGAAGCTGTAGCCGTAATTTTTCCTTCAATGTCACAACCCAGCGTTATCGACAACACACCGCCAGCATAGGCTGCGCTCGTAGGTATCACGACGGGTATTTTTGGATCAGGAATTCCCGCCACTGCCTTAATCGACAACGCATTACCGCCACGCCCTTGAACTGCTGCAGCAAAGTTCAGGACGTTGTCCAGCAAAGATGTACCTACGGCTACTGCCGCATAACTCCCTTTCGATGCATTAGGCGCGGTTCCCACCAGGCCAATAATGGCCGTTTGAATTGTGGTGACGGCCACCGTACCCGCCATCAACTCAATCGTCTCTACACCATGTAATTCGGACATATTTTCTCCAGGCATAAAAAAACCGCCAATATCGGCGGTTTGTTATTTTTACGGGACTATAAAGAGGGAGGGTTTGGCCATGCAATATTAGGTATTTCACTTACATCAACATCCTGAACTTCCTGCACGTACTCCATCCACGAAATTAGAGATATCTTATTGGCATCGGTAATTATCCCCAGCATTAACTGAGTTTGCCAAGCTTGCGTCTTTTTATTCACGTCCGCAATTAGCCTTTCCTTTTGTAATTCTGCCTGCGCTTGTAGTTCGTCGGGGGTGTAAACACGTTTGACAATGCTTTCACCGTCAAATACCCACGCGCCAGATATATCCGCGCGGCGGTTTGCCGTAGTATCCAACACTTCGGCCACGCTAAAACCAACTGGCCACAGGGTCGAGACATCATTGTTATCTGCAATGCTGCGGATAATGCCTTTGTCATCGTATGCAAACTTTATTGTGTCTGGTAAAAAACCCTTTTGACAGCCATACCATTCTGTTCCGTTTTCATCGTAGAGAAACATCGTATTGTGTTGATTGCGTAATTTCAGATGCTCGACAGTTTTTGGTTCACCTAACACGAAGTTCTTAAATATTTTCATTGATTAACGTCCTATCGTGAGCCATTGACCATTTTTGTAAATCTGGATATAGCTCCAGAACAGGGACTCGGCAGAATAGTCACCGTCTCTGTTATCGAATCCAGTTAAAACAGTGTTGTCGTGATAAGTATAAATTCCTGTAGCTCCGTGTTGAGTCTCTGCTGTGTATCTGACGTTTTGAATAAAATTTTGGTTTACCCAATCATATGTTGCTCGAGAATTTAAATTATTAACCAACCAATCTCGCAGATAACCGCCCCACATCGTCCCCTCAATATTTCCATCAGGATAGAGTTTTGAGCCGTTACCACCGCCAGCCCCCACTGTACTACCTGCGCTGAATGAGCCGTCATTGCGGAATTCATACCAGCCGTCAGCGCCACCATTGGCAACATGAATACCTAAGTAGTGGTGCTGCCCCTTGCGCTCTTGCTGGTACAAGTCAGCAAACAAATTCCCGGCACCCTGTATTCTCATACCGTTAGTTTGTATTTCATTATTACCAATATCTTGAAAACCACGTTTCGTAATAAAGTCTTTACCGTTTACATTAAGTGTTTGCTCAATGGTTGTATCCTTTCCAACGTACAAACCTTCGGTTACATTTAATGCTTTAATAGTATCGCCATCTTTGTAGACAAAACGTTTATCGGCCTCCCCTTTACTCCATGCCCCAACGTCGCTTGCAGTAGGTTTATAATCAGTCGTGTAGATTCGACTCCATTTCACTCCATTTACAGGTACGCTTGACGATCCAACATACGCTGCACCATTTCCTGATACGGCAATATATCCTGTTGACGGACCAGCATCACATGGCAGACTAACGACACCCGTGGCAATATTCCCTGTAATTGGCGGACCATTAACTGAAGACGCATTAACACGATAAAATTGCGCGATATTACTGTATGCATTATCTTTGCTGTGAGGCCCATCCCCCAGACCAAAAGCACCGACCTGCATTACATTCCCATCGGCAATTCCGACGTCCTTTATTGCTGCTGTACCTAGCTCAAGATTTTTACGCGATTTTACTTTATCTTTTACATCAGAAAGATTTGCATCCTGGCGTAAGAATAAACCCTCTCCGGTTGCAACATTTAACGTTACGTTATCAGTCTCTGAGACAGCAAGACGGAATTGCATTACGATACTGACACCATTAGTGGGCTTATCAAAGGTCGCGCAGTTAGCAATTGCGTACAGCTCGCCTTTGTCTGTCAACAGGCCAATCTCACGCACTGTGAAACCACCCACGTTCGCTGGAATGACTAACTGCGCAATAATTTGATTAGGTTGGTCGGTTGATACCGTTAAATCTGAAATGCTGTTGCGATAGACTTCATGAACCAATGCTGTACGAGCTGGGTCGGGTATCTGAGCCTGGCCGTTACCGTCACCCACGACAAACTTAACAAGCGTTATCTTTGTGCCATTAGCTATCGCTGCCGCCTCCAACGCCTTACCGGTATTGGTGAGTATTGCGTAATAATCTGCCATCAGGCCTCCCCTGCAAAAATATCAATATCAAAATGCGCGGTAACAGCACCGGCCATGAAATAAGTACCAGTAGCCCCCACATCCGCAATCACATCAATGGTGGTCAATGCGCTACGCAGGTTTTTACTGCCCTCCACCAACCGTTCTATTTGGTCGTAAAGGTCACTGGAGATCGGTGGCGCTGTGTAAACTTCAACCCGAAAAGTATAGGGTTCGCGTTTCGGCGACTCCTGCCACCACTCAATAATCGTTGTGGGAAGCCCCACGGATCTTAGCGCTCGTCGAACAGCGCCAGCTGTTCCCCGATGTTGGTGAACATAAGCGGCATCCTTGATGACCTGCCGTTTCTTATTTTCATCCCACACAGGGTCCCAATAATCCACCGCATATTCCCAAGCCAGCCAGGGCAACAGATGAACAGGGCAATCATCGGGATTTTTAACATCCCTGGCGATATTAGCGGGAACGGCAATGATCGCTTCCACAGTCGCTCGCTCCAGCGCACGCTCTGCCGGTATTGCATTGGAAGGGAGCAACGTTTTAAACATCGGCATTGCTCCCTGTACTGCGCGTCAATATAGGGGCAGCACAAAATGGTGCGGCCCCCATTGCACGCTCTATATCAGCCACCGGTTTAGTCAACCGGACACGCGTCACGCCAGATTGCTGTAATGCTGCATAAATAGCGGATAAAGGCACGACACCGCCGATTCGCTTTGCCAGCGCCAAATAGTTGATATACGTCTCTTTCGCATTATTGAAGACGGTTTCAGCATCCGGACCGTCAGGTATTTCCAAATCGGCCTCAGTTTCGAAGCGGGTTAATGTGGCGCTTTTCACCTGAACATAATCAGTCAGTGGCCGTTTTTCATCTTCGCTCAACACGCCTGAAACTTTCGCAAGCAATGCCGTCGGTGCGATCCCATCCCCAGTACGCGACAAAACATACACGTCCACTTCACCAGGACGACTATGCGTTTTAGGTCCGTACCCTTCCGCATCTAACACATCAGGATCAGCGGATTTAGCATGGAACCGGTAAGCATTGCGTGAACCGGCTGTATTCAATTGTGACCAGGACAACTGGATGCGTTCACGATAGGCATCGTCATTTTCCATCACCGCTTCAATCGGCGGTACCGCATCGGGTTCTGCCGGTGTGATAATCAGCCTGGCAACATTGAAACCTGCACCAATCTGGTCAAGATCATTGCCTTTGGCACTGGCAAGGAATACCGCACGCACCGCGTCATTCACACGTTGCAACAACAACGTGATCTGATAAGCATTGATCTCCCCTTGCTTGAACACCGGATCAGATTCCACCAGCGCATCAAATTCCGGGTCCAGTTCGCGCAAGCGGGTTAGCCACTGCGAAAATATGGCGCTGGGGTCTGGAACCTGAACCGCGTCCGGGACCGGCAGCGCGGACAGATTGATGATGTTAGGGCTGGTTGCCATAGAGTTGAATCCCATCAAGTGTTAAGGGTTTGCCGGTTTCGGTATTCACGCCTTCAATGGTCAGTGTTGTGACGCACTGGCTCTGGAAACTGACAGAAATGCGTTTTACTTTAAGCCGGGGTTCCCAGCGGGCCAGCGCCGATGCACTAGCCGCAATGATCCGTACACGGGTCAATTCGTCCTGGGGGTTATCCACCAGCGCCGGTAAGTCACTCCCGTAATCACGCAACAAAACCCGGCTTTTTTTTGGGGTGGTGAGAATATCGGTGATTGACTGGCGCAGATGCGCATCACCGGACAACCGCTTGCCGTCACCGGCATTCACTCCCTGCATAAAACCCCCATAATAAAAAACCCGCTCTGAGCGGGTTACATTTGGTTATTAGGCTTATCCGTGTCGCCACCGTGCGGATCGGGGTGGGTGTGCATGTTGAAAATCTCACGGACCCGGCTGAGCGTGCTTTTGCCGTCGGAAATGTTTCCCGTAGCGGACAGATCACCGGTAACAGCCGTATCCGCTTTCAGCTCCGTTTTCCCTTTCACTGTCAGCGTATCCGTTATCTCTACCGGGCCGCGCAGCGTCCCCTTGCCGATAATTTCATAAGTGCCACCGTCGGAAATAATGATTTTTAATGCGTGAGCGTCGCGGTCATAGCGGATCTCTGTGCCATCGCTGTAACGCGTGATGTGCTCACTTTCACTGCCCTCTGGCACCGGCATTGCGCCCGTATTCCAGCCGGGGAACACCCGGCCATTATTCAGATCACCCGCCTCACTGATCACCGTGACCGCATCACCCACCGCAAACGGGTTGGAGTCCGCCCGGTTAGCACCGGAAAACCCCTGACACAACGGTAGCCAGGTCGTGACAATATCCCCAAGCGCAACACGGCACTTGGGGATTTTTCCCGGCTGTATAGCCTGAATAACGCCACGGCGGATCATATTACTGAGGCGTTGCTGTAATTCACTCAGTACCTGTTCCATCGTCTTTAGCCTTGTAAATCAGGTGATAATCATTGACGTGAGCTGTACCAACATCAGGAGAGAGGCCAAGATAAACCGCTTTCAATGGAACACCGGTAGAGGCAAACGGGTCGGTCCCCATCGCGGCCCCTTGGCTGTACTTCACCGAACGGACAATGTAGTCATCCAGCGCCGGGTCGAAAGCGTCCACCGAAGAAGAAAGCAGTTCTGCAGGCGAAAGGCCGTCCATGTCGAAGGTCCTCTCATCGATCCATTGGCTGATATCTGCAGCTGCAGTAGCCGCATATATAGAGGGTTTCTCGATATCGACGGTCGCGGACTTGTTCACCACAATGAACAACTCGCAATCAAGGGACACATTCAACTGACCATTGCTGCCGTCGGCACGATCCCAGCCATGAATCGCTAAAAATACGGCGGGAGTTTTCAGGGAAAGTTTGGTATCCGATTCAGGGTAGCTGTCAGCCTCACGAACCCAGGCAATAGAACGTAGCGCACGGACTACCGCGTCATGGTATCCAGCTATAGAGATAGGAGTTGGCATAATATCCTCTTCAACTGCTCACGTTGATACGAGCCTTGATCCGGCCTTTAATATCGGTCTGGAAATGCTGAAAGAAAATTGCGGCCACATCGTCAAACGCGTTGTCCTCGATGTAGTTCAGCATCGGCTCATAAATGTCGATCTCAGCCTCTTTTGTTCGCCGCGTTGCCGGGTCGCGAATGACCACCGTTCGCCGACCTTCCCGTTTGCTACGCGACACTTCTCCATTTTCAAACGTTTTTCCCGCCAACAACTTGCCCTGCGGTTCAAAACCGGCATCGCCGCGCTTTCGCCGGGAAGGGGAAAAGCGGCCGGTTTTCGGGTCGCGTTTGTCATGATGGGGAAGGATACGGCCACGAATGCGCCCTTTCAGGTCCTTCACTTTTATGGCGTTCAGGCCAAACCACAATTTCCCCTCATCAAGCGTGGCACCTCGTGATAAACGAAAAGACAGAAGGCGCTTGCGAACCATCGCCATACTGCGGGGAGCGATGCCGGTCTTTAAGTCTGCCATCGCCCGCTTGCGTACAGTGACTGCCGTGCGCTTGAGCGCCCGCGAATAGGCCATCATGTATTGCTTATGATTTGCCCCTGCCGCTATCGCGATATCCCGCAAAACGTCGGTATCAATATCGATCGGCAAATTGCGCTGTATCCTGCCCGCTCTGGCCATATCATTTGCTCCACCCATTAATCACCGGCGCAGGCTCTCCGGGTTCACCGTTCGCCAACGTGATACGGGTCCGGCCCGCTTCGTTAGCGCCAATATGCGTCACCCAAAACACCTCTTCCCCCACTACAACACGGTCACGCTTTGACAAGCCGGAAATGTCGGCGGTGTAGGTGCTGATGGCCGGAGCGGTATCATTGATCTCGCCACCGCCAGGAATATTCACCGGGGAATCCGGACTTTCGAAAATCGCCACCACAGGCCGAACAACGCCACCGATGAACAATTTCACCGGGGACGCCTCGGCAAAGTAGCGGTCCACCTTCTGATCCGCCCGGCGGAGTCGTTCAGTGAACCGGGACATTAGTAACCCAACCGGACCGGGGCTGACTCCTGACCTGCCTCTCCATCACTCCAGGCACTACCGGCAAAAGGATGTGCGACTGCCGGTGTAGCACCATCGTCCGCTTTAGCGGTCAGCGCCCCCGAGGCGTCCAGGTACAACTTTTCGCCTGCTTTCCAGGTTTCATCTGCCAATTTCGGTACCACAAAGACACCGACCATATGCAAAACGCCCCACAAACCTACCGGGATGTCATTATGTGCGATGCCAACCAGCGCACCTGCAGCCACCGGTTGACCTGACGCGATCAAGGTTTCGGCGGTATTTTTCCAGTCCAGCGTGGTGCCATCCTGCTGTAAATTCGTTGCCATAATCATTTTCTCCAGAAAGTAAAACGGGTGGCCATTGCCACCCGCTGGGTAAAGAAACTGCAATGCTGACTCGCTATCACGCTTTACCGGTAGATTTCACCAGGCCGCGATAATCAAGTGGGGCTACGCCCGCATCAATGCGCACTTTGAATGCGGCACCATCGACGGTAAAGCCCTGCTGTTGCTCCAGATACGGTGCATCGATACCGTCAAGATAGGCAACCTCAATGGTGTCTTTGCCCTGTGCGGCAGTCAGGTACCACGCCTCCGCGCTATTGTCATCCAGACGCGCATCCGCAATGACCTCCACAAAGTTTTGGATAGGGTTGCTGATCCCGCTGTTGGCATCCGCGCCCGGCACGCTGACGGACTTAATCAACTGGTTGGCTTTGGACTCAAGCGCCACCGGCGTCAGCATGAAGGCCGGACGAATGTTGAGTTTGCGCTTATCGTTGGTTTGCAGCAGCATGGCCTGACGCGCCTTATCCAGACCGTCAATAGTCAGCGGCTGTTTAACCAAGTTTTTGTGATCGGCGCTGAACAGCGCTTTTCCATCACTCATTGCCGGGTTGCTGGTCAGCACGGCCCAGACCAACTCACCTACGGTGTAACGTGCAGCGCCGCCCATCATCTGAGGGATACGGGTCAGCATGTCCATGTCGTCGTTGATAATGGTTTGGCGATCGATACTGAACAACTCGCCATAGGTCGCCAGGGCAATGGCTTCCCCTTTGTCACCAACCGTAATGTATTTGTATTCCGCACCCGGCTTAACTTCACGCAGTTTATCCAGCGCTCCCAGGCCGACACGATGCGCGGTTTTAAAATCGGTCAGCGTGCCTTTGCGCGTCCAGCGGTCGAAGGTTTCATTTGCTTCTTCCCAGCCCAGCAGCGCCGACTTGTGCGCCACATCCATCAGGATATTGCCAAAATCCGAACTGGAGTGCGTGAAGGCCAACCCGACCACGCCGGTCGCTGCCATGCCTGATACGCCAATACCACGATCCACCAGCGACGCGCGCGCCAACTCACGCAAAGTCAGCCCCTGGTACGGGTTGTCTTTCTCCGCCTGGACATGCCCAGCGCGGTTCATGACTGAGGCACGAACTGAATCGCCGACCAAATTACCGTTACCAGCAAAGATATGGGCCATGCTGGCACCGGCGCTCGGCGTAGTGCCTTCGGCCAGTTTTGCCAACAGGCGATCTTTCGCCACACTGGCCTCACAGCTCATGTCGTTGACGCATTCAGTGCGCAGCGCAGCCAGTTGCGGGAAGCCTTCAAACACGGCATTCACGGCAGTAACGCGGGCGGTGTTGTTGGCCTGTAACGTTTGCTGCAGTTGTACTGCCAGTGCAGCAACATCGATTTGTTGATGCTGTGCGGCAGGCGTTGTTGGTGCGGCTGGGGCTGGAACTTGCACGGTGGATGCAGGAGCCTGCGCACGGGCACCAAAGAGGGTATTAGCTGCTTGTGGCATATTGGGGTAATCCTTCAGTTTGTTTTGATTGAGCGATGCAGCTGCATCAAGAGGTTCTTCCAGTACATCAGCGAAACCTTTGGCTACCGCTTCGGCACCGTCCATCCAGGTTTCAGCCTTCAACAAGGCACCAATTTCTTCACGGGATAACCCGCTTTTCTGCATGTACGCCGTCAGCATCATGCTTTCATTGCGATCGAGGAAGTCAGCGTAATCCCGCATTTCATCAGAATCGCCCGCCACACCGCCCCAGGGTTTGTGGATCATCATCCAGGCGTTGGACGGCATGTGAACCGTTGCGTTTGGCAGGCAGGCAATCACTGATGCCATGCTGGCGGCCAGACCATCAATGTAGATATCAACCTTTCCCGTTAACCGCTGCATCGTGTTGTAAATGGCGAACCCGTGCATGACATCCCCGCCGGGGCTGTGAATATGCAGTTCCACATTGGTCGCCTCAAAAACACCGGCATCACGACAATCATTGATGAATGACTGCGCTGAAATGCCCCACCGGCCGATTTCTTCATAGAGGTAAATCTCAACGCGGCCCGGCGTTGCAGCTGCCGCTCTGATTTCATACCAACTTTCACCGTTTACGGCGTCGATCCCGCTGAGACTTGCCCTCGGCATCATCAACAGCGGGTTTGTTTGTTTCTTCATTCGCTTTAGCTCCTGAGTCATTGGCTGCATCAGAGTCCAGCACCAGACCGTTTTCGCGGTTAAATTCAGTCTCTTGCACTCGTTGGCGCTTGATTTCCTGCGGGGATTTACCACGGGCGCGTATCCATTCCGCCTCGGTACCGGCCCCGCCCCGGACAATGGTCTTCCACGACTCAGCTTCTTTCACCGGGTCAATCCATGGCATCACCGGCCCCAGATAGATCGCGTTATAAATCGTGGACATATCCACATCATCAGGAAGTTTAATTTTGGAGTTTTTCAGTATATCTACCCACGCACGGTAAACCGGTCGGCTATGCTGCCCTACAAACCAATTTTGCAGGACGTAATAGCCCTCGAAGCCTTCCACCAGTTCCTGGCGTTGACTGGAGTAGCTGCCGTTATAGTCCCTAGCGATACTCGAATAGCTCCCTCTAGTGCCACTAGCAACAGCACGTAACTGGCCATTGCGGAATTCATACATATGAACATTAGGTCGGTTTGATTCCACCATGCCCAAATCTTCACCGGGCCGGAGTTCGTCATAAATCATCCCGGGTGCAATATCGAAATTTCTTGCACTGCCCGGCTCTGAAAACTCCCCTTCCTCACCCTGGCTGGCATCTCCACGCTTAATGTAAAAACTTAGCGCTGCCGCGATACGTGCAGCTACACGTTCTGACTCTTCATAATCCTTGATGTCAGCAAGTCGGGTGATCACACCGTGTAACAGACTGATGCCGCGCAACTGATGGAGGCGCTTACGCATCGCCAGATGAAGCATATTATCTGCCGGCACACGCTTGGTTGCCGTTGACATTCGTAAAGAGCTAGCCGGGTGAGCCTTGTAAACATTGAAGGCGATAGGCCTACCCCAGTCGTTTAACTCAATGCCCTGCTGAACGTTGCCACCCGAAATACTGTTAAGATTCATCGGCACAAAGTCAGCCTCGAGACACTCAAGCGAAAACTGAATGCTTGTTGCATGTTGCAAACCCGATACCGGGCCTCGGACCAACTGAATGAATACCTCTCCATCACGTAAAGCAGAACGTAAAAGAAGGCGTTCTACTTCCGCGCGCGTAAACTTTCCGGTAACTTCTGGTCGGATTGACCATTCAGACCAGTGCTTGGCAAACAGCTCCGCGCATTCTTTATGCAAGCTTCCATCCATACGCAAAGGCTGGGGTTCAATCTGAATGCCCTGCGCCCCCACAACACGCTCTTCCATCTTGTCCAGAATGCCAATCACGATATCGTGGTTTTCATCCAGCCAACGGGCCTGCTCGCGAAGTGAGACGCCAGCGGAAAATACAGCCGCATCAGCAGACCGCCCTTCACGCTTGGCCTTCTGTAGTCGCGAAGGGTTCGCAGCCTCATAGGCTTGAAGCTGATAGCGGTTTTTGGCACGCGACAAGGCCCACCCTGGCGCGACCGCGCCGAGTGCTTTCTCTATCAATCCCATGGGTTACCTACACGAAGTTAGCGAGTTTATAGCCGCTGCCACGACCAGAGGCGTTACGTAATCGTTTTTCCCAGTATTCCAGCTCGTTACGCATCGCAGCCGGATCATGGTTGGTGATGGTTCGGCCATTAACGCCAGTGAAAGAAACTGATTTACCGTCAAGAGTGTCGGTATAAAACCCCCTGACGCGCACCACCATTTCACTAAGTTCCTGTTTTGTCATAGCCAGCCACCACCACCCGAACCACCGCCATTAACCCAGCCGCTTGAGTCTCGTTGTGTTGCAACCGGCTTCGGTTCCGCCTTAGTTTTCCTCTTGGTCAAAACGACCTCCCGTGATGAATTCTCGTTGAAAATATTGGGGTTCGTATCCTGTGGTTCCGCCCAGGCTGGCGGCTCATCCCACTTGATACGCTCGTATCGACGTAACGTCACGACGGCATGCGCATAGCAAAACAGGTCGAAAGCTTCGTTGTTGCCTTTGCCCGGCTTGCGCCATTTGCCATCTGTACCCCGTTCTTCGTAGGTCAGTTCGTCAAAAAACCAATCACCCAACCAGTTAGGGAAATGGATGTACCCAGCACCCGCAGCTTCACGGCTCAGGGAGTTACTGAGCTGATCTTTCAATGTGTCGGTCTGCAACAGATATACGGGAACATCACCGCGTGCAGCCGCACGCCGGTCACTGCGATCCGTATTGTCTGGGTGGGTTTTGGTAATGGTTTTCTGGCGCCGGTTGCTGTCACCTTTAATGAGATACACCCGCTTATGCACGCCATCGCGGCGGCACTGACGCCAAAATTTATAGGCGTTATCCGTCACGCCATCTTCACCGCCACTATCGACAGCCATGGCAAGGATCGGCATCCGCTTATCCTGATTAGCCTGGAGCCGATACGTTTTGTTGAGGACGTCAGTCACCAGCAGGTCCCAATCTTCTGGATAGGCACCTGGGTGAATCGGCAACGCTTCGCCGGTTTCAGGATCGAACCGCATGGATTGCTTGATGTTGTAGCGATCCACCAGCCAGCGCTCACCGTTCTCACCGTAACCTACTATCTGCACTACAAACCGGCGATTCTTACCGCCCTGCACGTCAACAGACGCGATCAGGAATCTAACTTTCGGTGGTACCAAGCGCTTACCGTAATCTTCAACGCGAGCCAGCAACTCATCACTGCGCCGCTGCTCTGACGCCGAACGCGGTAAATAAGGGCGACCCCAGTCGGTATTGATTACCGCCTTGAGTGTTTCCTCGGCTCCCGTTGCTTCATAGTCCTGTTCAGCGGTCAGCAATTTATAAACGAGCTGTGCCCAGGTCTGATACGCTGCTGCCGGTCCCTCCATCCAGAAAGATGCAATGCGAGAGCGTCGCGGCTCCCCGGTTCGATTGCCCTCCGAGTCAATCGCCTCACCTTCACGCAGCCAAACGCCGGATTGGTTCAAAGCACGCTTCATATCAGAGGTTATCGAGCCGCTACAGTGCGGACAGCACATAAACACTGACTCGCTGGCCTTAACGGGATCAGCAATTTCGCGGTAACCCGTCATCACCTCCATGATCGGCTGAAAATGCTCACCGCAGTGAGGGCACTTCCAATACCATTTTCGGCGGTCACCGCGATTGAACAGTGAGAGAATGCCTGTTGTTGGCGGAGCCTCATGCTCAGAACGCCGACGCCATTTTGAATCGATGATGTCACGGCCTGGCGAACTCTCCACCAGCGTCATACCGGCGCTCATAAACGTTGTGGTTCGCTTTGATGCCAGCGTAAAACCGTCGCCCTCGCCGTCAATATCCTCCGGCATACGGTCGTAGTCGGTCAGCGCGGTGCACTTGTAGTCTGAGGAGGACATGATATTGACCGATGGCCAGCCGAGCTTAAGGTAGTTCCCGGCCAGAAATGTACGGTCATGCACGTTATTATCATTACGTCGTGGGCTGAGTCGTTTCGCCACATCAGGGCTAACGCGGAACGTCCGCGCCAAACGCTTCTTTGAGTGCTCACGCGCTTTCTCTTCCGAGATTTGAACTACCAGCATGTCCGACGGGTCACACACGATGTTGTAAACAATCCAACCATCTATCAGGCCGATCGTTTTACCTGTACGCGCCGGGCCAACGAAAACCACCGCATCATATTCACGCGATGCCAGGCAGTTCATTGGCTCAATAACGTATGGGGCTACAGTCGGGTCCCACTTAACTGAGTTACCCGCCCCCATCGGCACCCGCATAAACTTTTCAACAGCTTCGGCTACCGGCATTCGGCGCGGGGCCTGAATAATACCGGCCATGTTTCGCCGGGTTTCTGCGGCTGATGCCTGTGCGACCATTAATCCTCCTCGGGCATTTCCTCCTCGATCTCTGTGTCCGCCCGCATAACCTTCAACGCTATCTGATCACGCAGGTCATCGATAATGGACTGCACCCGAGAAACGGCAGATGGGGACAAAGCGCAATCGCGCTCCAGAATATCCGGTAATGTTTCCAGTACCTGAACCATGGCTTTTGCCATGGATGAAAACTCGCGAGTAACTTCAGCTGCCGGTATTAACTCGCTGATCTCTTGCTCAAACTTGAGCCGCTCACGTTCTGATTGAAACCAAGCTTTACGATCAGGCGGTAGCATCTGATCGACATCCGCAACCGGGGCGGACTTGACCAGTTCGGCCAGAACATCCGGTAGTGTGTAAAGCTTCAATTTGGCATTGCTGCCGGGGGCCAGCTCGACGTTTTTCAGCCTGGCCGCAATGGTTTGTCGATGCGCACCAGTGATTGCCGCAAGCTGATTAAGGTTCAGCCTGACGTTCTCCAATTCTTTATCCATGATGATGAACACTTTTCATACGATTCGACATCCTGAAAAATTAATTTCAAACGAAAACAATCACGTGAACACATGATGATGATGTCAATAAAATGCGAAAAACTAGCCGATCCCCGCGTGTAGCCGCCCCCTCGGTGAACAGAATCGCCAAAGGGACCCGTTAAAATGGGATCGATTCTCATTTGTTCGATGCGGTGGATTTCGAGGGGTGCGATATTGATTGACATCGACAAAAAACCCACCGAGTGGTGGGCTTCGTGGAAACTATTTTCCGGCAGACATTGCCTTGGCTTCGTCTTCCAGCTTTTTCATTTTAGCTTCTGTTTTAGGCTTAAGCTTTTTGGCTTCATCAATAATCTGAGCAGCCGTTTTATTATTATAAATCGCCAAGCTCATCCGATTTACAGATTCGTTATCAGCCAGTTTATCTATGGTCGATAACTCGGCTGACGAATATTTTTCAATAGCGATCATTGCTGCCTCTAATTCCTTCTGTTTTTCTGAAGACAAGGACTCCATTACCTTATCTCCGGAATACCTAAGGGCCTCTTCGCTAGAGCCATCAATCTTGGGTGCCTGGTCACAGCCAGCGAGCACCAGCACAAATACCATCGGCAACAAACAACGTTTCATCAAGCCTCCTGCATGTTAGATATTGCTTAATGTTACCGTCATTACCTGATGATATATAGCCCCATGCATAATCCAACTGTAATGCTAATCAGAACTACAGGTGCCTGAATCGGTGCCAAAACTGTCCGAACTGCCAGTGCTGTAATCATTACTGTATTCAGCGCCAACAAATACCGGACTTAACGGGTTAAGGGGATTCAGCAGGTCGCTTCCAGTGCCGCCCACGCTTTGTTGTTCACGCAAACGACGGGCCTCTTCCTGACGGCGGCGGCGTTGCTCATAAAAATATCTACTCATCTGGCGGCTCCTGTTGCAGGGCAGGATTGCAGCCATGCAATTGGCATGATCTACACATTTGACAATTTCTCCGAGGTGGCGCAGGTGGCGGCGCAGGTCTTACCACTTTATCTCCCGACTTGTACGGCGGTGGCGTTGGGGCTTTTCTTCCCATGCTTATATCCCTACTGATACACGCCAGGCGTTTAGCGTTTCCACCCGACCAGCACAGATTCGCAGGGATGTCTGAAGTGCCAACGTGTAACTCAGCGCATCCCCCCAAGTGTCTCCCTGCATTTGAGGTTGCTCGCACCGCGTAAACACCGACTCAGGGGGCAACATCACCACCGGTGCTTTTACCTGCGGTGGTTGGGCGCAAGAGGCCAATAACAGCATCAGGCATCCGCTCAGCAGCGCAGGGATTATCTTTGATCGCCTCACGGTATTTCCTTTGATAGATGTCACCCTGTTGGCGCAACCGCTGCTCATGCTGCTGTTGTGCCGCCATCAGTGCGCGATTCTGGGCGTCCTGCGTTTGCAGCGTGGTTATCACCCCTGCCTGCTGGTCTACCGTCTTCTTTTGTTCCATCAGCTTTTTATCTGTAAGCCTCAGGTCTTTGCGGTAACCCCAGTTGCTGACGGCCAACCAAGCGAACAAGGCAAGGAGAGCCGCCACCAGCAGCGCTTTGCCATTGGGTAGCGGTAACCAACTCATGATAAAAACGTCTCGCGCTCCGCAGCACGGCGTCTTACCAACCCAGGCATTACCTTGCCTTTGCCAAATTTCCACCGAGGGAACTGGTCAGCTGCCCCCAGCACATCATCGGCATTGAATTTTTTCACCAGGGTGGAACCTGCAAACTCAGGGCCACCAATGTTGAACGCCAGCGATACCATCGCGTCGAACTGGTTCTGCGTCATTGGGCGCTTAATAGCGCTGTTTACCGTCAGCTCAAACACGGCCAGATCATCTGAAAGAAATTGCTCTGCCTGCTCTTGTGTGATTTTGTCGCCGGGCTTCACACCCTTCGTATGGCCCCAACCAATCGTCCACGGCTTACCACCAGAACCTGGGTCTGGATAAGCCACCAGCTCAAGGGACTCGAACCCCTTTATGAAGTCACGGCCCTTGTTACTTGTTCGCATCCTGATTACCTCCACCAAAGCGATTGCCGACGTACCCGGAAAGGAACGCGCTAAGTTTTTTCACGCCTACAAAACCAATGAAGCCACCGATGCCAACTGTTAAGGCTTTCGGGACGTCGAAGTAATCCAGGGCTGAATAAGTCGTCAGGGCTAACGCGCCACACATCAGCCCTTCGAAAATGGTTTCTTTCCAACCGCTGCCGGAATAAGCCATTCGCAAAACCGCCATGACTACAGCCATAATCACGCCGCCGATTGGTACATCACCGCGCCACCAGCTCGCAAACATTTCACTGAATTCCGTCCAGCCATGCGGATTGTTTGGCATTCTCATAACCTCCCCCTGTCGGGGCTGTGCCCGATCGTCGGGTGGTGGAAACAAAAAGCCCCGGCAAATGCCAGGGCGACTTAGTTACTCGGGAAGATTTCCCGTTGTGTTTGTTCGAATCGGTCAGGTTCCAACTCAACCCCCAGCCCGACACGGCCCAGCTTGATAGCAGCCTTTATCGTTGAACCGGAACCCATGAAGAAGTCAGCAACGACATCACCAGGGCGGCTACTGGCACTGATGATGTGCTCCATCATTTCAGCGGGCTTTTCGCATGGATGTTTACCGGCATAGAAAGCCACCGGCGAATAAGTCCAAACGTCTGTATAAGGCACCGCAGCAGTTACCGTGAAAGTACGCCGCAATGATTTATATTCCCGGCACAAGTCCAGATATTCACGATTGAGGGTTTTGTATTCCCTTACCAGCTCATGATGGGGGCGATTCAACCCACCAGCCTGTTGCTTCTCAATAGCGATGCGGTCAAACAACGCTTGGAGCGCTTGATACTGCTTTTCGCTTGGCAATTGCCATTGGCTCTCTGAGAACCAGTGGCTGCACATCTGCGTTTTCGTTGCCGCGTTGATTTCCTTCGCTGACACGCCGAGAGATTGCCGCGCCGTTCTGAAATAGTCGATCAGAGGCTTTAATACGGTTTGCTTCAGCTCGCCACACTTCACGGCGAAACCGTCCACCTTCGGTTGTAGCGGCCCTGCATAATGACCGGCGAAAATGATCCGCTCGGTCGCCGGGAAGAACGCTCGGAGACTCTCTTTGTGATGACGTCGCCAAACGCCTGAAGGTTTAGCCCAAACGATGTGGCTCAGTACGTCGAACCGCTGGCGAACCAGCAGCTCAGTATCAGACGCCAACCGGCTACCGCAGAACATGTAAAGACTGCCGTTAGGCTTAAGCACCCGCCAGAATTCCACCAGCAATGAATCCAGCCAGGCTAAATACTCAGCCTCACTCTTCCATTGATTATCCCAATCGCAGGATTTCACCCGGAAATAAGGCGGGTCCGTGGCGATCAGGTCGATGCAGTCATCAGGCAGGATTTTGATGTATTCGAGTGTGTCAGCGTTGACAAGACTTGTGCTGGATATCATAAGCGCCCTTGTTTGATAGGCTCGTTCTGCTGTTCATAGCAGCACGGGCAAAGGTTGCTTGTGACCATTGACATGAGCGCCTGGCGGTCAGTGTGCGATAACACGCTGATCGCCGCCCACTCCACAAACCAAGAAATAAAAAAACCCCGCAAAAGCGAGGCTCTATTTTGGTGCCGGTCATTACATTTGTGGCACGATATCAAATTAACGATAAATATGGCCTATTTAATTAACTTTTGCAAGACCTTGCTGCGAAAATGTCGTTTTTTGTTGTGATCGTGATCTCGACAGAGAAACTAAACCCTCTCGATCCAACCTCAGGAAGACACTTCGCATGCTTGACCAATAGCCGTTGTAATTCTTGGACCAATTCGGGGCGGAAACGCCTACCAGCTCAGCCAGGTCTTGATTCTGGTATGGAGTAAGCCCTTTCATTTCAGACCGCACATCCTGCGCCGCCAACCAGATTAAAGCTCTCAGTCTGTCCATGGTTTTTGTTGCTACCTTTTGCCCGCCAAGGCTTTCTTTGAACTCCGACCATCCCCACTGGGTGATTTCCACTTGGTGCTTGAAGTCCAGATCATGCGCATAGCACCAGGATAACCAACTACGTTGATGGCCTACCAAGTGATATACAGCGCGACGCCATGAGGCTGCTAAAAATGTTTCCGGCTCTATCAGGGCTATGGCTCCCGAACTAGGCCTCGTTTCTGTACCCGGTACCGGATTGCTATGAACAACAATCCTTGTGCCATCTAACTCTACAATAATGCGACGCTTGCGCTTCAATCGCGTTGTGCTGACCTGTGTTGACTCAGTGAATGCCTGTAATTGCCCTTTCGTCCTCCCGCTTAGGTCAGCAGTTGCCATCATGAAGCTCTCTCGAATGTACTGCAGATATTGCTGTGTCACGATCATGCTTTAATCTCCAAGCGTCTGGCCCGCATGCCAGCTCGCCTATACTCCACACTATGAAATTGCGCCCTTGCCGATCGAGCGATCCAAAAAATCAAAAAGCACATCTATCTGGTTGCCGTATTCTTCCTCCCAGCGTGACACGTCACGATGCAATTCCCGATGGTGCTTATTGCAGAGCGGAAATGTGAATAAATCATGAGCCTTAGTCGCCCACCCCCCTTGCCCATGTCCGATGATGTGGTGAGGGTCGTCAGCCTGCTGACCACAACAGACACAGGGCTGAGACTTAACCCACCGAGTGTATTTCTCACTTGTCCAACGCTCATGTTTAGGGATTTTCATGAATGACTTTGGCGGGGCCGGATCGATAACTAGCGTCTTCACTGCCTTCTTAGCTATCTCCCTTATCTGTTGGCTCGGTGACAAGCTGGGGGTGATGTCAGCCTCTTTCCGTGGGCCTGATGGGATAGTGATTGGCTTTATGCGCAGTGATGCTGCTGCAACGTCCTCAGGTAGCAGATCGATTACCTCATTCAACCAGGCCCACCAACACAGCTCAGGCAACGTCAGCTGGTGGCTCTCGTCGAACAAAAAGTAACTCCGCGCCCGGTACACCACGAAATCCGCTATGTTTTGGTCTGCCGTGGCGGAAAGCTCCGGCATGGTCTTATCGCGGTAAGAGTGCGAGTGGTGCCAGCATAATCGGATAGCGCCAGAGCCATAGCGCATCGTTTCCATGTTCTTGTCGTGGTACCCATCGGCGCATTGGCGCTGGCAGTCAGGACGACGATCCAGCCAGCTCTCTAGGCTATTGATGCCACCAGCAGCGGAGAGCACACGCTCATGCTGGAAGAATGGACGGAAGCGCGGGTCAATGGCCAACTGCTGTTCAGTGGCCGGTAATGCGCCTGATGGCAGCTCCCGAAACTCCGCCGGTACAGTGGCCACCATCACCCGGTCGCCGAACATCGCCAGCAGGTCAGTGCCTGGCTTTAAGATGACCTGCCCCAGTTCGCGAACAACGATCGGCTTCAGTATCCCTCTCATGCCTGCACCTCACTGATCCGCATCTCCACCTTGCCGCCCTTGGTCACCGGCCCCCACTTCGCATCGATGTGCTTGATCTGACTGTCATCGAGCCACACACCCGCCTGGGTCATGGCGTCAAACAGTGCCTTGAAGAAGCTATCCAAATCCATCCGGGCCTTAGTCGGCGGGAAGAACACCACAGTTACTGATATATCCGCGCTGATTGGTTTTGGTCGGCGGCGCAGTTGCTCCATAACCTGGGCAATGGCTTCTGTCTGGAATGCCCTGCCGCGCTCACTGACCAAAGTACGGCCTCGGGATGATCCCTTGTTTGGTGAACGCCAGTAGCCGTTAACACTGGGCGGGAATGGCAACGTTAAATTCATGCAGCCACCTCTGCCTTACCCGGTACCAGAATCACAGACTGATCGCACTGATTACCCCAGGTATGCCAGCCGTCGGTATGATTACGGGCGAACAACTCAATGCGCGGTACATCGCCAAGCAGATCGACCAACTTTTCGCGGAAAACCTCAGGCTTTGCGCTGTGCTCCATTCGTGGTGCCGTAATGTGTTGGCAAATCGATGCATCCAGGCGCGGTGGCAATTTGCCCTTGACCGCAAACAGGCAGTCTTCGCTGTTGGCTCGGGTCATGTGGCCCATGCCAATTGCGCTATTCCCTTTCACACGGTTTGTTTTATGCCAGGTGAAGCCCTTCATTGTCATCAGGCGGAACCCCCAGGCGTCGATCACCTTCAGTGCTTCCGTCGGCATCGTCGGTACCCACCACATGGCCAGCAGGCATGAATCAGCAGCCAGATCCCACACTGGTAAACGGCAGATATCGGCAACCGTCATTGTTGGGTACTTGAAACCGGCACCGCGGTTGCCGTCTTTGCATTTGTCGCTGTAAGTCCACGCCGGATCGGCGTAAATCAGTGGGTATTTCATTTCAAGCCCTCCGTCGCCCTTCGTACCAAATACCGGATCCCGTAGTAATCCCAGCCAAAGTGCTGGCGCTGCCAGTCTGTTAGCCATCCCTGCGAAATTGCGTATTTGCGAAAATCCCCGCGCTCCTGCCAAGTACGCCGTGCCTCACGTAACATCCACCAGCGATACACCCGTTGCGCCACGGCCAACAGAGGCAAAACCTCAATGCCTGATACACACTTCATGCGGCTTGCTCCTCTACGGCTACCAGGCGGTAGAAATACACATACTTCCCTGACTCGCTTTTCTCGACCCGACGTTCCTTAACCAGGCCCTGGAATGGTTTGCTGAACTCACGTAGGCGGGCACTGATAGCTGGCTGCGTGTCATACACGCCGTACATCTGCACCACCAGCAGCTCAAGGTCGCGGAGTGTGCGCCACGTGGCACCGGCGGCAGCATTACGTACACGGCATACCTGGCTTTCTGGCTTATCTTTCAGGACACCTGCACGAACCAGACGGCGGATGCCGCTGTTTATGCGGTCGCTTTCGAATACGTCCACCGGGATCGTTAACTTTTTCATACCTTGCCCCCTTTGCGGCTCCGCATGCTGGCCCATGTGAATGGCACCCAGATGCCTCCGTCAGTCTGGCGATCCATAATCCGATCACCGATCATCCCCACCATTTCCACGTAGGTTTTGTTTGTCAGCATGCCGGTTGGCTTCAACTGCAACTGGCGACGGTCTACGATGTTGGTCAGTAGGTTGATCTCGTAGTCACTGCCCTTCTGCAGCCCCACTTCGTCCAGCACCAACAAATCCAGCCGACAAAGGTCACGCAGCAGATCAGCTTCTCTCACTGGGCTGTCCTTGCTGAACGTGGCACGGTGGTTTTCAAACAACTCAGCTACCGTCATGACCATTGCAGAGTGGCCGCTATCAATCAGCTCTCGCGCCATAGCGCTGGCCAGGTGGTTTTTTCCGGTACCGGTGTTACCCGAGAAAATGAAGCCGCCATGTGTCTTACCAAATGACGCCACATACCCCTTGGCGGCATCCAACGCAGCCTGCTGTTCTGGGCATTCCACAACGTAATTGCTGAACGAGCATTTCTCGTGCAGAGGTTGGATGCCAGAGCGGCCAATGATTTTTTCCATACGGGCCTGGCGGTTCCGATCCGTGATCAGCTGGTTAGACTTTTGCGCCTCTTCGGCCTGAAATTTCTTCCACCCTTCCACCGTCTCAAAGCGTGGCTGCACGTGTGCTGGTTTCAGTGCCAGCAGCCGCGCCATCAGGTCAGTTGACGTTGACATCATGATCACCTCCAGGGGTTGATAAGCCATTGCTGAAGCCCGGCGGGATAGCGCCAGAGGCAGGTGTTACGCGGTGGTTGGTGCTGGTCTGCCATTTCCCGGCAATGCACTTAGGGCGGCCCTTTTTGTCCCACTTGGTGGCGCTGCTCAGGTAGCCTTCGAACTTGCTCGGGATGAACAACGTGGTTGGCCGGATGTAATCACTCATGTCCTGCAGGTCACCCCAATGTTCCTGCTTGTAGTCCACGACAAGGCACAGGTCATGACTGGAATAACCGTCGCGCAGTCTGGCCCGGATATTCTCCAGAGAACTTTTCGAGGTTTGGTAGCGTGAGCCGGTTACCAGGTTCAGGTGTTTTAAAACGTCCTTGGCCTGGTCCGTGATCAATACTTCAGGGTCGGTCTGCGCAGCAGGCTGACAAGTAGGTTTTCTACCTGATGGATCTTGTTTTGAATTTACTGACGGATCCCCCCCAGATTCTGGCGGGTGAGAACTGCCTTTTTTGGTGTTTTCTGAACGGTCGGATTCTGAACGTTCAGATCCTGACATGTCAGATTTTGAATGGTCAGATCCTGACGTGTCAGAAACTGAATGGTGAGACTCGATGCTTAATGCTGCTGCTTTCAGCTTTGGTACATTCAGGGTGTAAATATTGCTGTCGTTGCGCTGCCCTCTGCGGCGTTCCTTGCGTGTCAGCCATCCATCCCTTTCTAATTCGCCGATCGCCGTGGTGACCGTACTCCGGCCAGCCCCGATCTCACGTGCGATTTTTTCAATACCCGGATAGCAAATCCCCTCATCACTTGAGAAGTCGGCCAGGCGTAGCATTACAAGCAGCTTCGTACCCTTCACACCGTGCGCAGCGCAGCCGTCCCAGACGTAACTTGAGACTTTCACGCTCATACGGCAGCCCCCGGTGCTGGCAGCGCCAAATATTTAAAGCGAGCCACAACTTCCTGTAGCGCGCTGTGGGTGACAGGCAACCAACCACCCGGTATTCTCATCACATAACGCAACGGCACCGGCGGTTTAGCGCAGCTTGCAGCTACACAACGAAATTGCCCACGCAAACGAGATTCTGTTAATCTGTTCATGCGTTAATTACTCCACACGTTTAGTTAATGCGCCCGACGCCACAGACCGCATATCTGTGGCGTCACCCTCTCCAAATAACATCTCTGTAACGACCATGATCTCCGCCACCAAACACTGAACCCGGTAGCCCTTGGCTTTCATGCGCTTGCTTTCTTCGCGATCCAGAACACCGTCTGAAGTTGACTCGTTGTGGAATCGCGCAAACTGGCCGAGAGACGCCAGCAGATCATTGAATTTGTAAAGCAGCTCCTCATTGCCCATCTGCTCGATTTCCGGCAGTTTCACGAACACTCCACCAGCACGTTTGCACATTGCCTCAGTGATATCGGTTCTTCCTGATTCAGCTTCCATCTCTACGGCCATTCCTAGCGGTACTACCTGGCCGGAAACCTGCCGTACTCGATTACGCAATGCGTTTTCAGTTCCATTCTCTTGGTCTAGTCGTTTGGCCATGGCGCTGTATTTGCCTGGGAACTGAGTGATCAGCTTGTGTATCGCGTCACTGATGTCGTCCTGGGTAGGAAAGTCTTTGTTGTCCACAAGGTTTCTCCGCTTCTGTGGTTTTTGTTACGCCTCAGGGGCAGTAGCCTTAAGCTCTGGCCAAATCTTGTCCCAGTCGTTCGGGTGTAACGACTGTCGGCTTATCTGGTTGAAAGAATGTTTTTCGATGAGAACGCAAAGAGCTGGCCCTAATTCATGGTTTTTACTGATGGCCTTTCGCAGGTAGCCAAGCGAAGTACCGCATTTAGAAGCGAATTCTTTTTGCATGCTCAGGGACATTGCGTTTAGAAAGCTCCGTAGCTCGTCCATATCTGTTCCTAAGTTGAATTTAACAATGCCAAGTATACCTATGGGTAATCTTTTATCAATACCAAAAGGGCATTTACCAGATGGTAATTTTTAGTACGATGATTTCATGAAAGATGATCAGAAAACCCAGCTACAGGAAATGCGCAGAGAGCGCCTTTCTACTCTTGTCAGTGAACTAGGTGTCGGTGGGCAACGACGCCTTGCAGAAGCGCTTGGCATCGCCGCAGACTATGTTTCAAGGATGCTTTACCCACCCGGCAAGAAAGGCAAAAAAGGAATTAGCGGAGACATGGCCAGAAAAATTGAACAGTTTTTCTCTGTTCAAATTGGTTGGCTGGATGGTATAGAGCAAGCAGCTAGTAGTGTCAGCCCAAAAGATCTCCCCCTGAACTCGGTGTCATCTATAAAAGTTTTACCTTTGCTAGATTGGGTATTACCCCTTTCTCATGAACAAATAACGAAAGGTAAAACAGTAAAATATCCAGCAATGGTTGATTGCAGCTCTTCCGCATACTGGTTAGAGGTCAGAGATGACACGATGAGCGGCTCTGTAAACATCAACTATCCAAAAGGATCATTAATCCTAGTTGAACCAATTAGTTATGGTAGAACCGAACTGATGTCTGGTGATAAAGTTATCGCTAAGAAATGCGATACAGACGATCTGACGTTTAAAATTTATGTCGAGGATGCTGGGCATAAATGGCTAAAAGGGATAATGCCTGGTTACCCAACTCTAAATGGTGAAGATTACATATTACTTGGCTTAGTTCTTGGCGCTTGGCTTCGTTGAGAAGTCCCTATCACCTGTGAAATAACCGACCTTGTGTCGGTTTTTTTTCGTCCATAATTCTTCCAAAAAAATAAATAACCTTAATTATCAATAACATTATCGAAAAATAAAAATAGATTACCATTTGGTATTGATAAATAAATTACCCAAAGGTATGTTTTATACATCGGCAGCGAGCAGACAAGACCCCCACGAAGATCGGGATGATTCGCTTACCAGGTTCACAGCAGAGGGTTAAACAGTGGCACTTTCATTCACAGTTTTAGCAGGCAAGCCGGATAGCGACGACGGCGGATATTGCGAGAACATCAAGTTCTGTGATGACGCTGAAAGCTTCGAAGCGGCTCAGAAAATTATTTCGGATAACAAGCTTTATACGTACCCGATTTGCCGCATTGAAGTAACCGGTTTCAGTAGTTAACACCGTATGCGCCGCGTCGGCGGCACTGCAGCGAAAGCAAGCGCAGATATCCGACGGAGTTTTGCTGTGTGTAGTGAAGCCTTTGCGGCTGCTCTGGGTTGGTGTCAGCCGCATTTTTTTACACATGAGGTGGCGTACTGTTCCGGGAATTCCTTTTAATCCTACACAGTATAAAAGCCCGGCGCGGTGCGCCACCTGATGTGTGAGTAATTAACGGGAGCCAGCGCTATGCGGGCGTCTGGCCTCCATTCTTAAAACCCGATTTTCTATCTGCGAAAAGTTGCCAATTCTGGCAGGGCTTCGCTTTGCCGAAAATCAGTGTGGGGTAATTAACGATGATCAACACAATCACGATCGACACAGAAACAATGGACGTTCAAGCGTCAGCGGTGATCCTCTCTATCGGTGGTTTTGCTTTTGATATCGAAGATGTTGATGGCGTGCAGGACTCAATTATTGAGGTGGCTCGTAACCCAGAGCTGGCTGATTATTCCAAGACTGCATTTTACGGGCTGGTTGATACCTTTGGTCAACTGATGCAAGGCCGAACTGTCAGCGCAGAAACCCAGAAATGGTGGATCAAGCAGGATGAGGATGCCCATGAAGCATTAGCTGGTCATCGGGAACCATTAAGCCAAACGCTGGTTAACCTCACGTCATGGATTCAACAACACCCAGGCGCACGCATATTTTTCCGTGGTACCGATTTTGATGGCTCAATCCTAGAAAATGCTTACCGCATTTGCGGGTTAACTTGTCCTTGGCACTTTGCCGGTAAACGTGATGTTCGCACTTACATTGATGCCATGGCTAAAGCGCAAAAAGGCTACCTGCCTAAAACCCACCAGCCATGCTTCGCGATGGTTAAGCATAACTCCCTTCATGACGCCATGAACGATGCAGAACAGATGGCCATTGCCTATCAGCTGAATAGCCAACAGGTAGGTGCAGTATGAACGATGTGTTGACCTACGAAGCCCTGAAGGCTGAGCGCGATGCGGCGCTACAAGCGATAGCCGCGATGTACGAGGCTGTGACCGGGGAATACCCCGAGTGGAGCAACTGGCACGCATACCTTGATGACATTGTTGAGGAAGTGGACGCAGCCCTTTCCGCTGTAAGGGCGCAAGCAATTGAAGATGCAGTGAAGCAGGTTCTTAGTGTGGACACGGTCGCATCAACTGTTGTGATTTCTCAGTTATTGCGTGTATATGCCAACGAGCTGCGGGAGGGTAAATAACATGGCCTGTAATTGCTTTGAAAAAACAGCAGCGCTGTTCAAACAACGCATTTCTGAGAAGGTCGGCAATGCGCTTGGTGAGATTGAAGATGCTGGATTCGAGCACTCCCTCTACAGCTTCAACGGTGTCGATCATTCCCCGGTAGCGATGAATTTCAAGTTTCGCTATTACCGCAAGCGTAAGGGTGGCGGACTCGCTGCCAACCAGACCAAAGCAGATCACCTTTGCATGATGAGTTACTGCCCTCTCTGTGGAACGAAATTCGAAGGCGACGAAAAGCCGCAGGTGGCCAAATGAAAGAGCTAAATTTTTGCCCATCCGACCCTGACAAAATGAAGCTTCCCGCAGGCAAAACCTGCGGAGATTGCGGACATATACGCCGTTGCAAAGCGATTTTCGGCCACGTTGAAACTGATACGTATTGTGACTGGTCGCCATCTCGCGCGGTGTTCATGGACAAGATGGAGGTGCGTGATGCCAGCAAATAACGTAACAGTTAATTCTTACTTCTGCGGTGCTGGCCTGATGGATATCGGCTTAATGGCCGCAGGCATCAAAGTTAACCAGGCTTTCGAACTGGATGCCGATGCCTGCAAAACCTACCGGTACAACCTCGGCGATCACGTTAAGCAGTGTGATATCAGCCAGGAGTTGGTATTCGAACAGGGAGCCAGCGATGGGATGGTGTTCACATACCCTTGCACCAAGTACAGCGCTATCGGAGACATTCACGGTGTGCGTACCGGTGATGACTTGTTCCTGCATGCCCTACGCCACTTCGCGCTGGCGCAGCCTGAGTTCTACGTGATCGAGAACGTGCCTGGCATGAGGGCCTTCCCCGTCGTAATGGAGGCAATGACCCGCATGCCTGATTACTTCATTCAAGTGTTCTGCCCGATAAAGTCAGAAACGTGGCTGCCGCAGAAGAGAAGCCGCCTGATTATCATCGGCACACGTCGCACCTTTGCTGTTCGTCCGCCGGAGAATTCAGCACGCATACCGCTGTCAGCCATTTTGGAAGATGACCCGCAGGTGACACTGCCGTCTGCAATTGCTAATCGCATGGCCGGGAAGTACCGCGACATGCCAATCATAAGTGACCCGGCGGCCGGTGACATTGCGCCTACCTGCGTGGCTCATTACGCGAAAGACAAGAGCACCCGGCTAGTAGTTGATAAACGCTTCCCGCTTGGTGTGCGGCCCTACTCCAAGCGTGAGTATGCGCGTCTTCAGGGAGTTCCTGACTGGTTCCACTTCCCTGTATCAGATACCGCAGCGTACAAGCAGATAGGGAACGGCGTAAGTGTGCAGGTTGGTATGTGGATTGGCGCGGAGATGATCCGGTACATGGGACAGCGCAGAGGTGCCCAGCATGATCGCCGCTAACTACACGGCGCATCTGTATTGCGACTGTGCAGAGTGCGCTGATCAATCATGGAAGATGCCAGTGAATTCCGAGTTTATTGGAAACTCATGGTCTCAATGCGCCAAAGAGGCTCGGTCAGAAGGCTGGCGCATCAGCGCAGACCGTCAACGCTGCTATGCACCAGGACACATAATTAAACGGGAGGCCCAGCATGGCTAAGCGCAAGAGCAGCGAAACAATCCCATATCGCGATCCAAATTGGCCAAAGTGCCATTTCAAAACAATGACGCTGCATGAGTCTGATTCAGACATGAGCGGCAATAGTGATGGTTTTCAGTGTGACTACTGCGGCCATGAAATTGGACTGGTTGAATGGCACGAAGCCCAGGAGAAAGCATCATGAGCATCGTTAATGACTCGCACCTGACTGATGAGTTGATTAATAAAGCATTTGAAGGGACTAACTTCGGGCGCACTGACTTCCGAACCATTCTTGCAGAAACGGTCATGAAGCGCGCAGCTGGTTATCACTCGGGCTGGACAGCAACAACAATTTGCACTCGCCTTGGGTTACTTGGTGGGCAGGAAAGACCGACGAAGCTTGGCCTAACATTCTCATTCCATCACTACTACAAGCCGAGCGTTCGCCAGGCGTTAATGCCTAAACAGGAGCTGACTGATGGACAATAAGCTGAGCGAACTGAGCAAGCCTTTTGCGTGGGCATTCAAAGACGCCAACGACGTTGATCACGCATCGATAACCAAAAAAGCCAATCTGTATGGTCGTCACGATTTCCAGCCACTCTACTCGCAAGAGTACGTATCCGCCCTGCAGCACGAATCCGCGGTTAACTGGGAAGCTGCGACATCACTGGTTGCAGAGAACGAGGAACTAAAGCGGGCCTTGGAAGTGAAGGATAAGCGCATAGCCACTCAGGACGACTACATCAATCAGCAGCAGGACAGAATCGAATCGCTGGAGAAGAAAAACGGCGACCTCGGCAAAGCACTTGGCACAGCAGAAAAGCGGCTGGCTACGCCGGTGCGTTTGAGCGAGTCAACAGTAATGAGTCGTCGCTACGTTGTGGCAGCAATAGAGAAAGCGGGCTTCACAGTGGGGGATGAGTAGATGATATTTGCAACACGTAAGCCACCAAAGCCATCCGCAATTGCCCACAAATACCTATTTGCTCGCGCATTCTTCAAAAACGTTCGCCCCGGCGTTGAGATAGGCGTCATCGCTGGCCGTCAGCAGGTGCGAAATTACATGTCAGGTGCATGGTGGAACAATGACCCGGTTAAAGCTGCCGGGAATATTCATCGCAATTGGGGAGGGGTTGGGGCATGACACAGACACTTACGGCTCAGGCGATGCAGGAAATTTATGAAGCTGCAGTGCACGCAGAAGCTACAGGCGATGACCAGGATGCATGCTTCGAATTGCTCTGCAAACTGGAAGATATTGGCGGTACAGGCGCAACAATCCGCAAGCTGATCGACATGGTACGGGCGGATAACCGGGAGGCGAAGCCTGTGGGGTTCTATACCACTGTATCTGGCCGAGGAGGTGTGGTTTGGCATAACGGTGCGCCTGCAGATGACACCGCCATTTACACCGCCCCGCCAGCGCCAGTTGTAAACCCAGAGCTTACACGTGCGCCGGAGGTGGATGAACAAGTCTTACTCGAACAGTTTAAGCAATGGTGGTCCAGCAAGGAGCGGGGCTTCACGATTATTAACGCAGACCTCCAGAAAGAGCTGCAATGGGAAGCTTGGCAAGACTGCCGCGCCACAATGTTGGCAGCAGCACCAGGTGGTGCCAATGGCTAAGACGGATGCAGAACGCAAAGCCGCTCAACGAGCCCGTCAGCGTAAAGGCGGGATCGTCATACGTGAGCTGCAGTTGGAACCAGAGGAAGAACAGATGGCGCAGGTTCTTTTGTCAGGTCTGCGCCCTGGCCGAGAGCCTTACGAATTCAACGAGGTTGTCGGGATGCTAATCCGCCGGTGCCATGCTGAGTATCAGCAGACTTTAGCCCACCAGCAGAAGCGATCATGTAAGAAATGCGGCGATCAATTGCCGGTTACCGAGTGCCCTTGCGTTGGTGAGTCAGCATGCTGGCTTACCCTTGGGTGGCACGAAACTAAATTAACGGTGTGACATGTCACAATTGAATTAATGCCCGTATGCGGCGGGCTTAACGTGTGGAGATAACCATGAAATCAATAACGCTGACAGAGTGGGCCGAAAGCAAATTCAGCCAGCCATATAAAAAGGGGACGCTTTGGATGTGGGCCAGAACGGGACGCATATACCCACCGCCGAAAAAAATCGGGCGGAATTGGTGGGTAAACCCAGGCGCGGAATATGTGAACCCTCACAACCCCAAAGACGTGGCTCAGAAGGCTAAGCCCATCAGCGAATTTAATTTAGTGGAGCGTATAAAACATGGCTGCAAGACCGAGAATCAAAAAGCATAAAGACCTGCCACCCAATCTCTATGAAAGTGGCGGCAATTATCAGTGGCGCGATCCTCGGGATGGGAAGCGTTACGGGCTTGGCAATGACAAAACGTCAGCCATTAATGAAGCCGTTGAGGCTAACATACTGATATATAGTATGCAGAATAAAGTCAGGCTTGCTGACCGATTGCAAGGTGCTGACGTTTTGACCCTCGGCGGCCACCTGGATCAGTATTTTTTGATCCTTAAAAAGCGCGGGTTAGCCGCTGCCACTCTCCGGCAACGTGGCCTGCAGATTGGCTATATCAAAGAGAGAATGGGTGATCTTCTACTGTCTCGCGTTACAACCAAAGATATCGCTGAAATGATGGAGGTCTATACCGAACAGGGGAAGAAAGCTACTGCGGGGAAGATGCGGCAGATCCTTAACGATGCATTCAATGAAGCGATCGCTACTGGCCATTTGAAAGAGAACCCAGTAACCCCCACGAAGGCACCGGCAAACAAAGTTAAACGCAGCAGGTTATTACTTAGCGAGTATCGCCAAATATTGGGAGAAACCAGCAGCAGTGAGCCTTGGGTTAAAAACATGTTTGACCTGGCGCTTGTGACCGGCCAGAGGCGGGAAGACTTGGCAGAAATGAAATTCAAGGATATCCATGATGGTTTTTTGTGGGTAACCCAGATCAAAACTGGGGCCAGAGTTTCTTTGCCTCTGAGCCTGTCAATTCCTGAAGAGGGTTTGATACTTGAAGAAGTTATTTCGAGGTGTCGCGCCTCTGGTGTCGTAAGCAAATATTTACTGCATACAACCAGGGGAGCTACAAAAGGCAGCGGATTTAAGCCAGGAACATTATCAAAGGGATTCAGTACAGCGAGGGATAAAACGGGCCTTAGTTGGTCCGGTACTGAGCCAAGTCTCCATGAGATTAGAAGCCTTTCAACTCGTCTGTATACTGACCTTTACGGTAAAGAGGTGGCTCAAGCTATCATGGGACACAAAACAGCAGCCATGACTGATCTATATCGGGATACAAGAGGGAGTGATTGGATTAAGGTTAAATGTTAACAAGCGATGTAACAGTCCTAATAAAATGGACTGTTACATAATTATTCATTTCCCGACAATGCTTCCTGTTGTTTTTGTTTTGAAAGCTCAACAAAATTAACAGCAGGCAGCGCTATCGAATCTAATCCTGCATTTAACAGAACAGTAGCAACAAAGGCCCTCAAATAAGGGTATGCTATGGCAGGTGCATTCATTGTTGTAAAATGAGAACTTAAAAATTCCGCAGTGAGGTTCTGAGCTGATTTAAATAGAAAATGATGTTCTAAGTTTAAATCAAAACCATTTTTTGATTCCAAATGAAAATCAAAAGCAATCACGAACTCTCTTTTTTTATCGGCGCTATGCAAGCAACGATATTGAAAATTAAATTTGTTTTTTGATGTTGTCGTTTTATCAATATTATTAATTGATAGAGACTCAACTCTATTAGAGTGAAGTGTAAACTTCATTTAATTATGCCGCCTGGCTCATTGAAAGTTGCCAATCTGTATTACAACTAATTAAAGATGATGATAAATCAATATTATATAAGCCACAAGACGCCGCATTACGCGGCGTGGCAGAAAACATCATGACTGATTCAGGCGAGTCTACCCATTCAGTACTATGCTCAGACTCAGCAACAAAAGAACCATGCTTTTTATGAGCTTCGCTTACTTGAGATAAAATGCCATGAACGCCCTTAAAAGCATCAGGATCATCCTCAACTAACCCATATTCTTCCATTTTCCGCATCAGTTCCGAAGGATCTGCTGCCTTAATAGATGAAAGTGTTTCAGCAAGCCATTTTTCTATGTTCATGTTACTCTCCGTCTATCAACTGCATAACCGATCTGCAGTATAGATTTTACAGGATCCTTCAGACACAAAATTCTGCAGTTTGATACACCCCCATCAAAACCGAAATCCATCTCATCATCGGTCGTCTTGATGTACTCTCTGCGAATCAACGCGTCAACTCCATGTTCATGCATAACAAAATTGCAAAAATTACATTTCTCAATGAGGCGGTTTCCTGAAGGCCTCTTGCCTTGTTGCTTCATGATGCCCATGTAATGTCTACGAATTTCATTCAAAGCTGCTATGTGTTCAGTGTTATCTAGATCCAGGTATACTGGCGTGCTTATGTGAGCTTCAAGAACACTATAGAAAGTATAGCGAGGTTTGGCAGAACGTGCTCTTGACACTGCCCAAGAACTAGCCTTCTCAAGAGGAGCTTCTACCCCATCGCCTTCAACGAAGAAGTACGCACCTGACCCAAGCCAGTCATCTGCTGCTGCGCTAACTTTAAAAGTTGAACTTAAGATTTGACCCGCACTAAGTACACTAGTTCCATGGAACCCCAACCAAAGGGTAGTCTGGCTCATCTAGTTCTTCAGCATTTCTTGTTTTAATCAAGGGTACTAAGCTGCGGGTACCCACCAAATTATGACAAATATTATAGTTGCCCCCTTTCTTTTGCAAGGAAGAAAGGATGAAAATTCATCGTCTTTATCATGAATTCTACTAAAACAGCTCAAACGTTACCTGCACCACTGAGACATCGCCGTACTCAACCAGTAAGTCGGTGCCAAGATAAATCAAGTACCGCCGAGATTCTGAAATCCTCCCCCTGTCATAGGCTCCGTTTAAGTAAGCCATTATCTTTAGGGGGTAAACATGCCTAACCAATAATGTTATAATTTTATAAATGAATTACTAGTATTTTACGTTAACAATCTAATCAATTGATAGTTAACGCTAATTTAGAGCATCGAGCTTCGTAACTGGAACCTGCACGATTATGAGTAAACCAATTCAGATGGAACGCGGCGTCAAATACCGCGATGCAGACAAAATGGCGTTGATCCC